GTTCGCAAAGCGCATTGTTCGCGCCAACGAAGATGGCGAACTGCGAGTTTACGATGTGGTTGAAGAAGAGTACGGCATTGGCTTCATCATCAAGGCGAAGCATGAGGCCGGAATAACCCTCACTGAGGAAGAGATTAAATACATGGTGGGCAAGTTATAAGCCCGCCATGCTTTCGAGCGGCATAGAACGTTTAACAAGCAAAACTGATACAGCAATGAATGAAGTCACAGCATTTATGTTCTATATGTTCAACATATGGAATCAGCAGGAAGCCCATCGGTTGTTTGGTCAGACCCTCGGACAGCATATTTTCGGGAAGTGGTGTTTGTATGGGTCAGGCAAGGAACTCCTTTGGTATGCGGATTTAGATAATTCCTGCCGACAGAAACTCGTTGACCGCGCCAACGAACTTTTCAAGAAATAATCAGTGTTTAACAATCTAAAGTGATACAACAATGAACAACTTAGCAACAAGAGCGAATGACAACGTGGCTTTACCGATGAAGCCACCAGTGAGTGACAAGTCGGGCTTCCAGACAGTGGAGGTCAAGACGAAACATTGCCCGCACTGCGGACGTGACCTGCCTGTGTCGGCATTCCCGAAGCATGGCAAGACTGCGGATGGTTATGCCAACGAGTGTCGCGAGTGCAAACGGCGGAGAACTGATGCATCGGTTTCTAAGGGCAACCCACTGGCGAAGTTCACGGCAAGAGAACTGATGCATGAACTGAACGCGAGAGGCTACAAAGGCGACATCACGTTCACGGAGGTAATTGTACACAAGATGAATCTCAAAGACTTTTAACGATATGGCACAGGAAAAATTCACTAAGCAAGATGCACAGCAATGGGTAGAGCAAGGGAAACCTTGCATCTACCGCTACGGATGGGGTTGGAAAGGCGCAGGAGCACGTCGTATAACCACCGAAGAGGCAAAGAAGTTGCTCCCCAAGTATTCATTTGGTATGGGGTTCTATACTCTCGATTTTAGGACTTTCGAAGGCGAGGAAGTCTTAGAGTTTAATGAACTCAGTGAAAACGATATGTATTAGCCCTATGACAGCAATAGAACAGAGATTCCTCGAAAGCGTTCCCGCACGGCTTACCAGCATTGAAAGGCAACTGGAGCGCATGAATGACAACCTCGACCGTCTGATAGAAGTAATCACGAAGATATGGATAAGACAATGAACCTTCCTATCTCCTGCTGGGCAGCCGAAGACAGACCTTCCGAAAAAATGGTGAACCTCGGTCTCGATGCCCTCACTAACGCGGAACTGCTCTCGATAATCATCGGGAGTGGTTCTTCTTCGATGAACGCGGTTGATGTGTCACGTCAACTACTCTCTCAGAATGAGAACTCGCTAAAGAAACTGAACATGGCAACGAAAGCGGAACTGGCAATGATACCGGGTATCGGTGAAAGGAAAGCCGCAAAGATACAGGCAGCATTGGAACTTGGTTGTAGAATGTTCAATGAACGCAAAATAAGCGCGCCTGAACTCAGTACGGCCACGCGAGTGTATAATTACATGGTGAAGCATCTTTACGCCCTTGAAACGGAAGAATTTTGGGCTATCTTTTGCAATCAGCGTTACGGATTGATAAAGGCAGAACGAATGTTCGTTGGAGGCATTTCGGAAGTCATTGTTGACGTGCGCCTGATACTGAAAGAAGCCTTGCTGAATAATGCGACGATTCTGTATATCTGCCATAACCATCCGAGCGGAGATATTAGGCCAAGCCGCTACGATGACAAACTGACAGAAGATGTAAGGAAAGCCTGCGAGCTGATGAAGATTCACTTCCACGACCATGTGATTATTACTGATGGCAGTTATTACTCGTATCACGAAAATGGGAAACTATGATACAGTTCAATGAGAATGTAGGAAAGAGTACCGTTGACCCTTGTGTGAAATGCGACGTCCGCGACCTCTGCGATGATGGCGAGTGCGGGCGCAAACTCTTTCCGATATGGACTAACAAACCACCTAAATTCAAATAGCGTATGATACTATACAAAGGGAAGATGTATGAGACTCGTGAGGTCACGATTTGTCCGCACGATGTTGCCGTGACGGTGAAAGTCGCGAAGGAAGAACTGGCTGATGAACTCTATCCGGCATTGAAGGTTGGCGAGATTCACGCCCAAGATGTTGACGAGCAGATAATGTATTATTGTGATGAAGCGACATGGGCATTGTCTGACGAGAAACTGGCAAGGTTCTTGGAAGAACTATGAACGAAAAAGGGCGGTGTGCAAGCAGCGCATCGCCCAAAGTTTAACAATATCACCGAAACCTTCACAGGCTAAGTGATACAACAATGAGTTGCAAAGATAAGCACTTTCCGCGAAAAATCCAACGATAACTAACAGGATTTAACAGATTTGGAGTAAAAAAGCATAAAATTTAAGGCAAAAAACCATTTTTCTGAAAGATTTTGGTTAATTTTGCAACATATAATAATATAAACTAAGGAGATACAACAATGAAAGGTACTATTATCGGCGACATCATTGGTTCGCGATTCGAGTTTAACAATGTCAAGACCAAGAATTTTCAACTATTCACACAACAGAATAGTTTCACTGATGACACCATTTGCACAGTGGCAATCATGGATGCCATCCTCTCAGGAACTTACGACTACAAAGCATACTTATTGAAATGGTGTAGGAAATATCCGAACCCGATGGGAGCCTATGGCGGTTCTTTCGCGCGTTGGATATGGTCGCAAGACCCGCAACCTTACAATAGTTTCGGTAATGGTGCTGCGATGCGAGTCAGCCCGATTGCATTTGCTTTCGAAGAGCCGGGCGAAGCCATTTCTCAGGCTATAGCATCCGCATCAGTCACGCACAACCACCCCGAAGGAATCAAGGGCGCGATAGCAACAGTTCAAGCAATAATGAAACTGCGAGCCGCAAAAGACAAGACTCAGGCATTGAGAGTCGAAGGAACATTTTATAACCCGCTCGCTTCATACGAGCAAGGACGATTCGATGAAACCTGTCAAGGCACAGTGCCTGTCGCCCTTCGCCTGATAGATGATAGTTTCGACTTTGAGGACGCTATGCGAAAGACCATGCTCTGGGGAGGTGACTCTGATACTCTCGGTGCAATCGTTGGCGGTATGGCAGAAGCACTTTACGGAGTTCCCGAAGATATGTGGGAAACGGCAAGGTCGTATCTCACTATTGAAATGACAACTATAATAGATGAATTTTATAAAAGGTTCGTAGCATGAAAAATTATAAGTATTTCAACGGAGAGAAAGAGAACCCTTTCGAAGGCAAGGACTTCGGGAAGGCTTTTTGGTGGAAGGTCGAACGATACGGATTTGAAGCCGGAGATAAGAAGGAGGATGGGAAACTGTCACGAACGATGATGGACTATATCAAGGAACATCATTGGGAGGGTGACGGACAGAGCAGCACGGATATGCTGACCGCGCTCAAACGTGCAACCACGATGTATCAGAAAGGCATTTGGGCGAGAAGTTTTGTCACCGTGAAATCTTTCACCCTTGCAAGAGCAGAGAAGGAAAGCCTAAGCCATTATTAAACGATTTCCTCCAGTTCGCAGTACCATGTCCCCTTGATTTCGACTGGTGCTTTGATTACGCGGTACTTTGCACCGCGTAATGTCATTATCTCATACTCCGTACTGTAATCCGATATGGCATGAATGTATGCGCCAGTCTTATTATGAATGACGAGTATCACGTCACCATCGAATCCTTCGGCAACACCAAGACGCATAGACGTTGAGCATGAAGCCTCGTTGACCCAAGGCTGACCCGTATTGAACGCCTTTGTCAATGCAGCACGTAACTCAGGGCCACCGCCACTATCCAAGCCTCGGAACGTGATGCCATTGTAGCGAACCATCCTATCCAGCGTATAGTTCGCACTCTGCGACCACTCTTCGATAATCTTTTCTTGGAAGTCGCGCTCGGCCTGTGAGTAACAGTAGTCTCGCATCTTCTGCTCCCACTTGTTCTTCCAGTATGAGGAACTACCGCGAAGGTTATAGGTGTTAGAGAACGTAGAACCATTCGTGAAACGCTTGACGATGGAAAGTTCCTCTTCTGTCACGCCTTTCAGTTTTGGCAAGTAGTCCGCGAGTTTATATTGCGTCCCAGTGTCAACATATACACCGCCAAGATTTGAGCCCCAAATATAGTGCGGATTGGACGGTGTTCGTTTCAGATACTCTTCGGTAGCCTTCTTCATAGCCTTTTGTTCGGCTGCGGTAAACTGTGACACTTGCTTGTCATAGTATTTCTCCGACAATGAAAGGACGTAATCGTGGTATTCCGCGTTCATCAAACGAACGGTTGTCCTTTTGCCGCTGAATATGGCATCGAGTATCTTATCTTCGTAATCTTTCAGTTTTGCAAGTTCTTCCGCTGTGAACGGGCTTACGCCACCATCGTAAAGAGAGTTCGAACCAGAGCCACCACCCTTCTTCCTTGCGCGTAGTTCTGCCTCACGGATAAGGGCTTGCTTCTTTTTATTGGCCTGAGACAGGATTTCTTGCGTTTTCGCGAGGTCTTGCTTCGAAGCCGATAAAATATCCAGGTCTTTGATGAAACTCTTTATAATCGGGCTATTTGTGGTGAATGCCTTCAACTCTTCAATGCCTTTGACTACTTCGCTCCATTCGTATGCTATCCGCGTCTTTTCAGCAAGGGCATAGTAAGCCTCCTGCGAGACCTTCCATGTCTTGGGGTACTTCTGTTGAACACCATACATATTCCCACCGAGATAGTCTTGGGCTTCCCAAAGATATTTCTTGGCTTGCTCCGAAAGGTCGCCAGCGTATTTCTTTTCAAGGAATCCTATCTTGTTGACGATACCATCATAGACAGGAGTAAGTTCATCAACGGTAAGTGATTTCAGATGCGTTTTGATGTTCGGGATATATTCTCCATACTGTGCTGCCGTCCTGTTGATACCAGCAATCTGCTTGGCAAGTTCCTTCGAGAGTTGCGCCGTGCGGACGGTATCGCCCATGAGTATTGCGTCACGGAGGGAGGCTTTCGCTTGGATGGTCTCGATGTATTCGAGGTTGTCGGCAACGCTCCAAACGTTCTTACCAGTCTTGATGATAAGCGCATTCTTCGCCTTGCGTTCATCCCAACGCTTCTGTATCGCAGCCTTCTCGGCCTCGGTCTTGACGCGCTTGTGCAGTTCAGGCAGTACGCCCATCTTTTCCTGTTCCTCGCGAGAGAACTGCCCACGCCAGTATTTTTTATTATCCTGCCACACATAACCGAGCGTTCCGCGTTCCCCTGCCGACACCATCTTGTCGTGCATTTTATCCACATAGTCATGAAAGCCTTTAGGAACGTCTTTCACGCGGTTTGGCGACACGTAGTTACTCATATCCTCCCCAGCAGCCAAACGGCGATAGAACTCCTTTTTCTCTTCGCCTTGAATAGTGATAGGGTTCGACATGCAAAGGCACTGCGGATGCCAGCCTGCGAAGAGGAAATCCTTCGGGTAGCGTCCTTTGAGTTCATCGCACATGTCGGGTTCGGGGTGTTGTGGTGAGAGGTCTATCTGTATGCCGATGACGAACGGCTCCAACTGCCAACGCTCATAGTTCGCATGGTGGTATGCTCCGTTTATCTCCGTTCTCATCAGTCGCTCCGAGTTCTTGCGAGCCGAACGGTAGTGACCCATGCCGACCTTTTCAATCGGCTCTTCAATGAAGCGCACCTTGCCTTGTGCATCAATAACACGTCTGCGCCAGCGAACGATGTCCTTCTTGTTGCCTTGGGCATCGACAACGGTTCGGTGATAACGACGATACATCATATCTGGCGCGTTGAGATACTGCCTTGCCTGTCGCGCCAAATCAGCAGCAGAATAGCCGCCTTTCAGCCCATCGGCAAGGACGTTAGCGATAGCGACCTCAAACTCCGACTTGGCCTGTGACGTATAGTTCCACACCAACTGCGAGAGATTAAGTCCTTTGGGAGTATTCAGGCGAGTGCGTAAAAAGGTTTCTGAGGCCGTTTCGCGGACTTGGCTTATTGCTTTATCGGACAGGACGGAAAAACCTTTCAAAACGCCCGCATCATGCGAAAATGCCAAAGCAACACCGCTTGTTATACCAGCGCGATAGCAAAGCATACTGTCGCGGAGGTAATCAGAGAAGATTGAGTTGAGTTCTGTCTGTAGTTCGGGGTAGTCCGCGAAATGATATAAAGGCGACTCTTCGAGCATCGACTTGACGGACTTGTGCGACTTGATAGCAAGAGCCGACAACTTCAAGATGAAATCATCGTAAAGTTTCTCCATGCGCTGGCTATATGTGCCAAACATCATAATGAGTTGCTGTCTCTTCTGCGCTTCCGTCATCGGTTCTTCGAAAAAGAAGAAGAGTCCTTGGCTTTCATCGAATACTTCTCTGCGATGGTAGGACTACGACCAACGAACTCTTCTCAAACTACAGATTTATTTTTTTGCGTTTATAAAAGTTACGGACTACTCTACCCCATTCGCGGACTCGCCTACTGACATGGCAGCAGCAGCCTGTTCTAAGGCTTTCTGCTCTTCCTCTTCAATCTCGCGTTCCACCTCGTCAGGGTCATCGTTAAGCGGATTCAACTCAATGGCACGACGGCGTGATGTTGACTGCTTGCCTCCTGTGGACTTCGTGATAAGTTCCAGTTCCTCGACCTCATTCTTCGGCATGTATGGTTTGAATACCGGCTCGAACTCAATCTCTTCGGCAACGCGTTCGGGAATGCCGCCTGTTACAATTCCTGTCGTGACGATACCGTTGGCAACGATGTTGCTACGGCGTGTGAACATCTCACCGAACATTTCGGTCTTATCCTCTGCGTTCATGTGAGGGTCAATCATCATAAGTCGGATGGCCGCACCGCTGGTATTGTTGCCCATTTCCTTCATGCGCTCGAACGATACATCAGCAGAGTGCGCGTAGGAATAGATAAGCGAGAAGAGGTTGGCAAGTTCGCCTGTGACAGACTGAGGGCTACTATCCCATGAAAGCATCCGCATATCGGTTTCTTTCTCGCCTTGGAACACGCTGCCCTGTTCGCCCTTCTCGGCAAAGCCTGTGAGTTTTCCTTTGACGAAATACTTCGGAACACCAAAGTAATCGTTCGTATCGCCCCAGTTTGAGGTCAAGTCCTCGGCACGTTCTATCTCGGATTGAACATCTTCCCACTCTGCCTGTTCCTGTCGGTAATAGACAATGGGTATCTTCGTGAAGCCATGCTGCTTTGGCATTCCATCGAGATTCCAGCCTTGCCCGTCACTGATGTACTTATAGACGAAACGGTCTGTATATACATCGAAATGATTTACAGCCGTTCCTTCCTCGTCATACACTTTGTACTCGCGGGCAAAACCATCCATGTCGCCAAAGTCATTGAAATGCGGGAAGAGTTTGTCGCCAAGCACGGGGGCAAGCAACTTGACACGCATCTTTCCTCTGCGGTTGATAGTACCATCGGGGTTCGTTTCCATATACCACAGTTCGGCTGCTTCGCGCTGACGGAATATCAGTCGTGCCAAACGCTTATCGAAGAACTTCATCTTATTCTGATGATAGACGCGCTTGACGGCTTCGAAGAGTCGCTTCTGCTCTTCGCTTGCTTTTTTTACAGATTCTCCATTCTGGGTGATTTTATAGTCCACAGGTTTGCCGAATAGGAAACCAGCGGCACGCTTGACGAGCGATTTTTGAATAGGAATGGCAATACGGACGCGCTCGACATTCTTCGTCTTATAGATTTCCTTGCCCGTGATGGGGTCTTTCTTGCCCGATGGCACTTGAACCTTTTTCTTCGGGCGGTACTGCGGGTCAAAGATTTTGTGCTGTGTGGGGTCGTATTGCGCCTCCAGTTCCTCCAACGATGTTTTGAAGGGGGCTTTTCGGGCGGTGAGCAATGTATGAACACGCCCACTATCCTTTTCACTCAGAATTTGTGCTATTGTTCTCATAAAATCTGTAATTTTTCCGCAAAATTAAGGCTTTTGAGCGCGTTTCATGCCTTTTCCGTTATAAGTGAGTAAACAAATGGCGAAACGCCCTGAAACGACAAAAAAAAGAGGAAGGCGCAACGTCACACGTTGTGAACCTTCCTCGCTGTTGGCTTGCGCCTTATGAAATCGCTTACGCGATTATACATCTGCCGTTTCCTTTTGCCATAATCTTTATTTTTTTGAATATTTATAACCGCCTTTTTCAAGTCGGCTTGCATCCGCAGGTGTTACAACCCAATACTTGCCGCCAACCTCCATTACACGTAATGGTTTCACCGCCTTATTCGCGTAATTGAAAGCATATTCCTTTGATTGGAACACATCGGGTATGCTTCGCAATAGTTTTCCAGAGGCTTTCAACTGGCTTTCATTCAGTTGGTCTTTTGTGACCGTAACAACAGATTTCCCGTCATAGTATAGAGCCCAGTTCCCTTTTGGTGTCTTCATTACTGAAACGTTCTCCGGGTTACTGTAATTACTATTAGATACCCTGAGTAGTTCTATTGCTCTATTTATAGACTGATTTACCGCATTACCGCCAAGTGTCCTCTGCGCTCCT